TTATGCAGCAGGCCTGTTGCTGTGGGGCATCGTTGGGGCAAAGTCACTTAATTTTGAACTCAGCATTGCGATTTGGTCCAGGTTGTTTTCCTCCATCCACTTACCGTAAACCTGAAATACCATTTGAGCATCGGCATGGCCCATCTGGTTAGCTATAAAGTTCGGGTTTGCTCCTGCAGAAAGTGACCAACATGCGTATGTGTGTCTCGACTGATAAGATTTCCGGTGGCGAAGGCCGGCTCTTTTCATCGCGGCATCCCACGAGTTCCCGATGGAGTTAATAGAGAAGTGCTTTCCGTAATTCCCGGCCCTGGCAGTAAGTGAAGGCAGAAAGACAAACGTGCACTTGTTCATTTCTTTCTTTCCGTACTCCCTCAATTTTACCGGCACCGTATGCTCCTGAGAGAGGCGCGTCATTTCATACTGACTTTTGAATGCCTCAAGAGCTGGCCCGATCAGATGCACAACCCGGTTGGTTCCGGCATTAGTTTTCGGTAGTGTGAATACCCCTTTTTGAGTCAGGCTTCTTCTGACGGTGATTGTTCCTGCCTTTAAGTCCACATCCTCCCAGGCAAGCCCGCACAGTTCACCCGGCCGCAACCCGGTGTAAACGGCGATAGCCCACAGATTTTTGCTCTGCTGATGATGACAGGCGTCAATCAGGCGCGGAAACTCTTCTCTTGTGATAGGGTCCGGATCCGGGCGGGACTCTCGCAGAGGTGTCAGTCCGTTCATTGGTGATCTTGATATATATCCATTTTCAACTGCAAACTGGAAGATACCAAACCAGACGGTCATGTAATTATTCACTGTGACCGATGAGCGACCCTTCTTCGCGGTTTTATGGCCCTTCTTCATGACCTGATAGCCGGTCAGCAATTCCTTTCGAACTTCAAGAATGCTTTCTTTGGTTATTGAGGAAAGCAGGGTGCCCGGCCCCAGGATAGCCATGACGTTAGCAATAACTCGACCGTAAGTGTTGAGTGATGATTCAGCCACCTCCATTTCCTTCAGCGCAAGCCACTTACTGGACAACTCACCGATCGTCACCTCTTGCCTGGCCTCCCCGAAACGCTGCAAGTTTTTCGAATTAGGAAATTGAGCTGAGTAGTTGAAGGTCCCGGTCTTGATCGCATAGCATATTGATGTGCGAAGCTCGCCAGCAACCTTTCTGTTCCGTGGTGTATCGGGAACACCAAGGCCTTCCCTGACCCTGACCCCCTTGTAGATAAACCACAGGCGCAACGTGCCGCCGTGATTCTCGACGCCGGTTGGATATTTAGACATGCCTTTTCCTCGTTGTTAAAGGTAGGGCTATTTAAGCAGATTTTTGCCGGGGAATCGCCGGGCGCTGACGCTCTACCCAGTTATCGACCTCGTGGCGGTTATATAGGATAGGGGAGTTATCCTTGGGCTGGCAGTCTCCCGAGTAATGACGATACTCTCGCCCCTCCATCCATGAAGTAGTTCGGGCTGACTTGATCGCATTTTTCGTCAGGCCGGTCAGGGCGATCAGCAACTCCTCAGAAACCCATTTGTTCGGTACCAGTTGAATAATGTCGCTCATGGTTTTCTCCAGGCAAAAAGAAGCCGCCCGTAGGCGGCAATAACATCAGGGTTACAATGTAGGGAAATGCCCTTTCGATTTTTGCTTGTTTTCAGCTTCTCGCCTGAATTTGCCCGCTGCTGCAAACCAAACGTAGTGCCTGAAAAATAATCCGAAGGCTGGCCTACATTTAACGCCATTGAATTCATCAACCTCACAAAAGAAAGGCCCATTGCCAAGCCAAAGCCTATAACCATCACGCTTAGCAGTCAGGCATTCCTCAGAGTGGGAATTAATGATTGGCTCCCATTCTCCCCGCTTTAGTTGCTCTACAGCATTTCTCGCATTACGAAATCGGGCGCTGAAGCCTGATAAAAAAGGAATCATCATCTATCTCCAATAAAAAACCCGCTCATCGCGGGTAAAGGGATAACGGGCTTTCGCACCCAATAGCCAGCTCATAACTGGCTATCAGTTGCGTCAGGCGAATCTGAATGCTCGGCGAGGCTCGTCATCACCCCTAAGCTTTTTAATCAGTTTGTATGCGTCCGGTGCGCGCCATCTTTCACCAACGCATTCACGGTTCATTACCTCGACCAGTGCGTCCCACTGCTCAATGATCCCCTTGAAGGTTGGCACTCGTTTGGCGATGGCTGGGAAGTGGTCGCGAATCTCCGGGATGGCTTCCAGTAACTTCATGCAGCGCAACATATCGGATGGGTCGTGCGGCGCGCCGAAGTGGCTTCCGTAAAATGGCTTATCCAAACCCAAAGCAATGGACGCCATTGTTGCACTACTCACACCGACATTGCCTGTCGCCTGCCACTGCAAAACCTTCATTGCCAAATCTGACATAATCTCTCCTCATGCCGCGCGCTGGGCGCGAAGCTTCTTCAAATGTTCTGCTGTTTCGATTTCTTCGGCGATCCGCTCAGCCTGTGCTTTGGTCAGCGGTTCAAACTCGTTTTGAAAGCGGCCCATGCTGGCAATGCAGGTGCGGCCGTTTCTGATGTAGTGGATGACTTCGTGGTTACTGCGGATGATTTTGCATGGCTCACCGAACATGTCGGCGTACCAACTACCGGGAAGGATTATCCTGAACATTGGCTGAATCCTGCATTTGGAGATAGACAATCATTGCGGCGCGGAGTGGGTTTTTATCAACCACATCGATATCAAGTTGCCACTCGCAACCATCAACCCAATAAGGCTTACCAGCGCACCATTTTCCTAACGACTCTTCGTACATAAGGGAAATGTGATTTTCGGTGATAATCGGCCATGCATCTGCCGGGTTGTTGCAGTAGTCAACCAGCGTTTTATTGTCATCAAGCAGGATAGTAGCGTCGCCCTGACGGATAATTCGCGCATATCCGCTTAGGCAAAGCCCGAGAGCAGCGCATACCTTCATGTTGATTTCAGCATCGTGCAAATCTGAGTAATCCATCACATCCCCCTATGCTTATTCCGCAATTCCATCTCACCCTGGCAATCCACGCACATCGAGCATCCTGGATACGCTTTCCGGCGAGCCTCCGGCAACTCCTCATCACATTCTTCACAGTGAGTAGCAGATACCGCATCACGGTTAATCCGGTGGGCGCTCAACACTGCTTCACGCTGCAACTCTTCGACGGCTGATGCGTCGTCTGCAAAATCTGCCATGGTCACTCCCACTTAGCCTATTTCTTTGGAATTAAGTTTCCCGCAGTGCACGCACTGGAGCGTAAAAAGAGTCGCTATCCTATTCGGCCCGCTGGCTGTAGATGACTTGTAGTAATATCTCTCTTCTGAACTGATTACAGACCACTGATGCATGCCGAAAAAGCACCTCCAGTTTCTTTTGTCTTCCATGGTCACCACTCCCTGAACTGTCGGTTAATTAGGTTGAAGGTGAACGCCATCAATAAAAAAGGAGCAATAAGCTCCCGGGTGATTCGGTGGGGTAGGGTCATGCAACCTCCCGTTCCGGATCGCTCAAATCCCAGCCATTACGCTCAATATTCACCTGCAGCCGCTTATCTCCTACTTCTTCGATAGTGCGGCCGGTTATCTCAGCTACTTCTGCATTTTTGTGGCGCCTGAGTAACGCCAGTTCTTCATTTGACCATTCACGCATGGTTAGTCCTCCGGAGCGCGCCAGTGCGTTGCGTTTAGTTCGTACAGCTTTGATTGGGCGCCCGGTAGCCTGGGCTATTTCTTCGACCGAGAAGCGACCGAAGAGGAACAGCTCTGCTTGCGTCCATTTTCTAACAGGTGGGGTTTTTGTAAGCCTGATGCTTAGCCGGGAGGCCTGTGTGGTGATGGCTCTCTCTGTTCTTTCCAGCTTCTCTGCGATTAGAGATGGCGGCATCTTACCGCCTACCTCATACAGAAAAAGGTTCTCCCATGATTGCCAGATTTCAGCCATGGCTACCTCCATTGCTCGCCAAAAGAAAACCCAATCTCAGCCAATGCCATATCCATCTTTTCGATGAATTCTGGCACCATCTCGTCGAAGTCAGCCATGTACTTTTCGTCCCGTTCAACCACTACGTGATGCAGGCCTTCGCGCTTCATGCGTGGGTCATAATTGGCAAAGAACCAGGCATCTTTACCTGTAACCCACATGCTGTACTGCACCTGCGCCATGTATGCTGATTTGATGGCCTCGAATCCACCAAGCCTGAACTTCATGAAGTCTCTGGACGTGAAGGGGCACTTAAGCTCAAGGCCGAAATCGTTACTACACAGGCCGTCAGGGGAGCAGGCGGTGCGCATACTCTCGTCACGGTAAATGATTGGTGATTCGATAACGGCCACGTTGGTAGTGAATTCGAAAAGCGTCCTGGCGTCCTCTTCGAACTGCTTACCCCAGGCAAGAGCCTTGGCGTTTACCTCCGGCGATACGCCAGTGCATACCTCGGCGAGAAGGGTGTGGAAGTAAGACATCTTCATATCTGACCATTTCTTGCCAGATCGGGGCTTGGAGATGACGTTATGCACCTCCGAAGCGGTAATAACTCCAAGTCGCAGCTTCTGCCACGCCTCATCACCCTGCTGAATGGCCGTCACGTCAATTCCGGTGCGCTCAAGGATTATTTGTGGTGTCATGCTGCAGCCTTCTGCTTTAGGAACCCAAGAGCCTTAACAGCTTCGACTTCCGTAAGCTCTGATGACTCTCTGATATCGCGCTTGAAGATACGGCCGCAGAGCGGGAGCAGGTCATCATCCCATGTCTTATCCATGACAATTAGGAGGTCGCTGATCTCTTTAAGAGTGCCAATGCTCGCAGGTGTTATGTCGCGCTCTGGCTGGCGTTCTGCTGAGAAATTAATGCCTTCTTCTCCCTCGGTGTTGACGTGGTCGATTGCGGCATCAAGACGTTCGCGGCGAGGCCAGTATTTGGCTGCCTGCTTAACTACCGTCTTGAGGATCATCTGCTCCTCGTCTGTAACCCATGGGCAAGCAGTGCCTTTATTTTTATAGGCTTTCCATGCTTCTGACCTATCCCTAATCGCATAGATATCAGCTATGCGCATGGTGTGGGTTAGGTAATCACCGTCGTCTGTTTTAATCACGACATAGGCGCCAACGATCTCGCCGCGTTGTTCAGCAGTGTCGAAGTCGTTGTAGATATGAACTGGAGGCTTATCGAGCCCCTCACGCCGGAACTGGTCGTTCTTCCTTACGATTGCCGACTGACACCACTTAATCGCACCCGACTGCTGAGCGATATGCATCAGCCCCATATAGCTGATATCGAGGCAGATAGCGCCTTTACGCGGCACCAGATAAGCCAATTTCTGCGCCGGGTTTAGGGAGATGCCGATGCCTGCAACATTCATCACGGCGCTGCGAGTGCTAACAGGATTGGCTACAGCTATCTTCGCCAGATAGTCGTTATTGGCGAAGATTTGCATAGCGAACTCAGATTCGCGTTTGAAGTTGATGGATGGCTCTGAGCACATCTGCTCGAACTCAGATTTGAGTGGGTTAACCAGGTCAAAGACCTGGTTGATAAGTTGGGTGGACATCACTGGTCCTCTTCAATTTCAATCTGTTTATTCGCGATGACTTCTGACATGTAGGTGATGTGCTCGGCCATGCGCTCCTGAAAATCAACGTCGGCATCAAAAGCCCGCGAGATGGCCCGAACGCTCACGCCCTGACGGTGCAGACGTTCTACGCAAAGCTCCTCAAAGAACCGCTGCAACAAAGCCTTTTCGATGTCTTCTGCCAGGTCGTTAACCTTTTCTTCCCGGGCTATCTTCTGGTAATGACGAGCCCAGTCCTGCGCCTCAATGCGGTCTTGTGCGTAATATGCGTTCATTGCTGAACTCCTGAAATTAAGTTGTGAGCCAACCGGCAACGATTGGCTGCCAGATGTGAAATGGGGTGGGGGATTACTGGTGACGCGTGTACCAAGGTGTACCAACGGCATCCCTCATACGCCGCATTGCTCTAACCCAAAGCTCCCCATCACCAAGAAAATGGGCAATTGCCAGCTCGCTTTGAGATACCTCTATCCAGTAACGATTAATCATCATTGGCCTCCACGAATTCGCCGTTTTCATCCAGCTGATACCAGACATCGGCTTGGACGCCGTTGTCACCAACCTTGCTGGCGCGGATATGGATTAACTCACCTTCATCGTCTCGGAAGCAGAGGACGATAGCGCCGCCTTCGGATGCGCGAGCTTTGCCTTCAATGCCGAACGCCGCAGCAACCGAGTGAGATCCAGATACTTCAGCCGCTGAGTAGTCGCCGGTGTTGCTGGCCGCTGAGCGGTTGCCGGTGTTGCTGGCCGCTGAGTAGTCGCCGGTGTTGCTGGCCGCTGACTGGTAGCCGGTGTTGCTGGCCGCTGAGCGGTTGCCGGTGTTGCTGGCCGCTGAGTAGTCGCCGGT